CGGGCTTTGACTTCAACATCGAATGGCACATTAACAATATCCTTGCCACTACCCCTTCCCACACATGCGCCTTGCCAGACAGTCGATAGGTACTGTGCGACAACACGCTCTGTGCGAAAACCTCTGTGTTTCCTTGCTTGACTAGCCATTAACTGCTTTGCACTTACGGCATTGCCATGTACCTGCAGTTAATGTGCCATCTTTGATAACTGCTGGAATAATGATGTCATGAGCTTCTGTAGGCTCGTTGCATAACTGGCAATTAATTGTAGTAATAAATGGAATGTCATCTAAATCAGTCCATTCGCCATCTTTGTCTATGTTATAAACCTCGATGTACCCCATTAGACTCTCGCTTTCTGTGGTTGAAACTTCCCATCTGATCCCAAGTTGTACCACTTGGTAGGGCATCTATGTGCCGATGAGATTGCTGTATTGCAGAAGTAGCCACCCCACGCCTTGCCATTCTTCTGACCTTCACGCCATTGCATGTGTCCATGCTCGCAGCTTGGTGCTTCTACTGCTTCACCTGTTCCCATGATTGCAGCTACATTCTCCATAGCCTTTTCTAATGTGACAGGTGCATCGACTACGCCCTTATATTCTCCAACAGGTGTAGTCCAATAATCTTGATCATCTGGCTTGACATCTTGGACTGCTGGCTTTACTACTTTTGTAGCAACCACCTTGGTCATTTCCTCTCGGCTTGGTCTTTTTCCTTTAGCTGCATAACCTGCATTTGCAAGCGCTCTGCCGATTGCCGAAGTCTCACAATTCTCCAGCGCTGAAGTTGCATTAACGCCTCGATCAGTAATCTTTTCCTCAGCGTATCCTGTCGCCCACGCAACGCTATCGGCAGAAGTTTTGTAAAGATAAGCCTTAACAATGTATCGATCTTTCTCGACCACTTCCAGCTCTGTTGATATGCGGAAATCTGCATAGTCCTTAATGAACTTTTCAAGTCTCACCTCAACTGTCTCGTAATCGGCTAAATTAAACATAAAGATCATTCTCCTCGGTTGCTAGTTGTCCTGCGAGTGCGCCATAGCTGCATAGATCGACCCAGTTATCAATGTGCTGGGCTGATTGATTAGTCCTCGCAAGTTTAACGAGCACCATGATCCCTGCGACTTGATAATCGTGGATCGGTGTTTGTAAGTATGCACTGAGGAGCATTGCGGTGTGTTGCAGGTTATCCGCAGGATGACCATACGATAACCCACGATCACGGATCGTGTCTGTGGCTGATAAGAGGATCTCATTAGCGCGCATCTGTTGTCACTCGCTGAAATGACTTGGCTACGATTAGCCCCTCGCGCTTGCCTTCGTTAAAACCCTTAGCCCAGCCGACCAAATACCATAAAGCATTAGCTGCTAAAAGCAGCACAATCATTGGCATCTCAAAGCTCATGCTGACACCTCGCATCGGCATTGCCAATCATCTGATTCTAAGCACATGCAGTCATACCCTGCTTGATAATTACTACATGGATTCTGTGCGTGATACATCATTGCTGAAATGTATGTAGCTTTATCGCATGAATCGCAATAAACTATTTCAACTCTTTCCATAGTTTGCATTTACTTTCCTATCCGCAGCAATGCCCTTGATTGCTGACAGGATTAGTGTGACACAGCGACACGACAAAAATGCGCTTATTTGTGTAACGATTAGATAACGAAAAAACCAGGGGCTAGCGTGGTCTGCCGTAGGACTTTCCAGCCACAATGAATGTGCCGTCCTTCTCGATGTGAATAAGATCGACCTGTACCTTAGCCTTGTTCACATAGATAATGGCGAATGCCTGTTGCCAGTTAGCAACGCCTTTGGTGTATGCCGCTTGCTTAAAGTCCATAAGATTGCCTACCTCGACACCATGTAGGACACGCCCTATACGGCCACCAGAGGCCTCTGAGAAGGCCGAACGCCCTGCTCTGTGAGTATGTCCTGAGATGACATTCTTTCCATGCCTACGAGCCGCTTCAAGGGCTGATAAGCCCCCCTGTGGCTTGATGGGTGTGTGATCTCCATGCACCGCAATCCAGTTAGGTGCAATGGGCATAGGGTTCTTATGGAAGGTGATACCTAACTCATCAAACTTCATAAACTTCTCAAAGCGCAGTTCTGGCAATGCACCGAATGCCGGCACTTTAGCCATGATGATGTTATACAAGCGATCTGTGTGATTGCTACGGATGCAGTCAGTCACGCCTAACTCCCAGAGAAGCTGCACAGCCTCATTGCGATCATCATCTAGGGTCTGGGCATAACTGCCCATGCGCCCTTCTTCCCATTTGCTTATCTGTGGAAGGTCAATCTCATCACCAATGGTAACTACTTGATCTGGCTTAAACTTAGAGATGAAGCTAGCAAGGTTACGAGTAGCAACCCTGTCATGGTACGGAACCTGAAGATCCGAGACTACGACTATTCGCTTAATCGTCATCCTCATCATCTACATAATCGCCAAGTTTCTCAGGCGGTACACCATCGGGCAGTATCCAATGAGGATAAGCCTGTGGTTCTGTAATCATGAACATAGCAACATCCTCTGCGAAGCCTGCTCGCTTAAGAGAACAGAAGTATTCATAAAGCCCAATGCAATAAGCATCGAGCTTTGAGTAACCTTGTTCCTCTAATGCTTTAGTTGCTTTCCTTGCCATAGCAGAAGTTTACCTGTCAAGCAAGATGTTATAGATCTCATCGACTCGCGTGTTGAGTCTTTTGATCTCAGACAGCAGGTGTGTAATTACATAGCCAGACAAGCCACCAAGAGCTGCAATGGTGGCAAGGTAAAGCGTGAAGAAATCGGACTGTGTCACTTCTTGATGCCCATAGACGGATCATTAGGTGAGAGGTAACGCAGCACAGGTGGAAGGATTGAAGCGATGCCAGCAGCGATAAGCGCATGAGGATCTGTGACCCCTGCTGCATACATTGAGATTGCTGCTACCAAAAAGGCTCTAGCCCATGAGCCTGCTGCTGTCTTTAATTCATTCATTATTCTCCGCCTAACATAGATACTTGAAAAAAAGCACCATCATTGTCAGCTTCTTTCTTAAAGCTAACATGGCAGTGCTTAGAGTGTTTGTTAGCCCCTGTGTACTTGCGCCATTTCCAGTTAAGGATCTTGGAGCAGATTCGTCCATCGTAAATGATGTAACTAATACGCTTGTCTGCTTTTGACTTGGATAAGAGACGAAGTTGATCGACAAGATCTCCCATGATGTCGGGCTTCCCGTGTGGGAATAGATCTTTGTCCACATCAATGGCACGAACCCAACCCTGCTCATCTGGATTATGATCAGACTTGCGAGCAGCGTGTCGGGTATCACCGATCCAGCCATCCGATGCGCGGTCACGATCTGGGAACGAGTCATCAATCTGCTCTCTTAATTGGACAGCAGCCTTAGATAATTTCGGTTTCATCTAAATCCTTTACTGGGACAATCCATTGGCATGTTTTCTCATCAAATCCTGTTGCGTTCTGTGGCTCAGGTGCAATAAAAGCATCACGATCTGCATCGTATGTGTAGCCAATTCCGGCAAAGTTATAGCGGATGTTGCCATTGTATGAAGTCTGAACCCAGACTCCGCCTAGATTATCCATAAGCCACGAGTATCCTTCATCCCCTGCTGGATCATTGTTGTCTCCGACAACGATTCGAATGACTTTGTTATCTGCATCTAATTCTGCCCAATGACTCATACGCTTACATACCTCACAATAACAATTCCTGAACCACCTGTGCCACCTGTGCCACCATTAGGATTACCACCTGCACCTGAACCTGTGTTTGTTGTGCCAGACACACCGCTTCCAGCACCGCCACCACCCGAACCACCTGCACCAGTGCCACCACCGAAGTAAGTGCCACCACCACCACCACCTGCATAGAATCCTGCAACGCCTGTAGAAGTAGCAGATGCCCAAACTGAATAGGTGTTAGTACCTGCTCCACCTGCACCTGATTGTGTGTTAGATGTAGCGTTGCCGCCCACTGCGCCTGCTCCACCGCCACCGCCCGAAGCAAAAGGCGATCCAAGGAAAGCACCATTACCACCACCATTGTTACCTTGTCCAGCTGTGGCTGTACCACCAAGAGTCGTAGTAGATGAAGAAGCTCCACCTGCTCCACCCGATCCACCATTGTTACCATTGCCAGCATCAGCAGAACGCCCACCACCACCACCATCGCATGATGTTAAACCTGTGAAGGTTGTTGAGTTTCCGTTAGTCGCTCCACCTGTTCCCGCTGAAGCTGTGCTTCCTGCTCCACCTGCGCCAATGACAATAGTCTTGCCACCGCCTGCGACAGTAAATGATTGAGATGCAGAATACAGCAATCCACCTGCACCACCACCGCCTGAAGCACCACCACCACCGCCTGCAATTCTTAACACATCGCAGCTAATGTCAGCCGTTGGAGTGAATGTGCCATTGCCTGTAAATGTGTGGTAGTAGTAACCATTGGAGAAAGTAATCGTGCCACCCGTTGCTTTAACAGGGGGAACAGGTAGCCCTAATTGTGCAGTTATAACATTGGCAATCATTACGCAACTGCTCCCACAATGTACCAAGTGTCTGTACCTGTCTTAATGCAAGCTGCTGATTTGTACTGCGCGACTGTAGGTGATGCTGCTGTTGCTCCAGCAGATAGCACTGTAGTAGTACCAGAAGTAACTGCTGAGATAGTGCAGAGACCTGCACCAATGTTTAACACTGTGATTACTGTGCCTACTGGGAACGCTACAGAAGCATTAGTAGGGATCTTAAAAGCATTAGCCGAAGCGTTGCTCATGGTGACTAGAACTTGGTATTGATCTGTGCTTGCAGCTGTGTATGTAGTGCCAGTCTGAGCGTTGAGTGTGAACGCAACAAGCCCATTAACACCTGCTGCTGAAAGTACATCTCCTGTACTCCACGGGAATCCTGTTGCCATTTGTTACTCCTTAGTAAGATAGAACGCTAGTGCCTAGTATACCGAACAAAGACGATCCGACAATGAAGCCATCAATAATCGGCTCTGCTGTGCCGAACTTGACCTTCCATGAATCGGGACGGATTTGATGGGTAATGTTAAAGACTTGCACAGTCTTGGTCAGGGTAGTCGAGTTAGGCTGTGCAGTAGTAATAGTGATTGGGTCGAAATAATCAAGATCAAGGCCGGCAATAGTGCCTGCCGTGTAATTGTCCTGCTGTAAGTCAAGTGTAAGCTCATCGACTCGGATGGCGGTCTCTTTGCGACTAGCAATAAAGGCTTTTGCATAATCCAGAGCACCTGCATCTGTCTGCATGAGTAACCCTGATTGGTTATAACTATGAGTGAAATACTTTTCAACCGATGCTGTGTCTGTCACAGTCTGAACTGTTCCACCTTCACGGGTTACTGTTGCTTTGTTATACACCTGAGTATCATCTAAGACCCATTTGACATCGAAGTAACCAATGTTCGTTCCATTATCATTAAAGACAGTAGGTGTTGCACCGATTGAGGATGTAGTCAATGCTCGATCTTGAAAGACTACATTGCCGTCTGCGCTCATGTAGATCGCTCCGTACTCAGTAGTAGCAACAGTCTGCAATGCCCCTAGTGCTGTGCGCTGAGTTGCTGGATCTGCCTGAACTGTCGTAAGTCCTGTGTCTATGTCACGCATAGAGTTAGGCCAGCCGATTGTATCAAGTATCTTGCTAACTCGTGTGCCTGTGGTCTGTCCTGCTGTGCCATCGATAACACCAAAGAATTGAGCGTTTTGGAGAAGTCTAAAACCATCCACAGCTGAGATAGTTGTATAAACCAAGTCACCTGTGAACTTGGGTGTTGTCGTGTTGTAGTTTGTAATATACCCAGCAAAAATTGGATAAGTAACACCTTCATAAGTTGCAGTAATAGCAATCTTACGCATAGGGCTTAGATAGGTGTAATAAGGGCTGGCAGGATTCTGAGGATTAAAGTCACCATTTTGGTCAAGGATGCGAATGGTCGATGAGCCTGTGTTGAACTGCTCGGTTGAGATCTGCCGTCCTCGGTTAGTTACAATGCTATCGACTACATTAGAGACATCGACAATCGGGCCACTTGCATCACCAAGAACATCGATGCCAAGAATGCCCTGATCAATAATGAAAGGGTTGCCGAAGCCTGCTCCAGTAGAGAAGTTAATGATTACATTGATGACTGGTCTGGTCATAGTGTTCCAGCAGTCGTTAAGTAGTCACCGCGCTTATTCAATGTGATAAGAGATTTCTGGATCATGTCAGTTAGCTCATCTGGGTTAGCAATGGTGTTGGCATACACATTAACAATAGGGGTTTTAGAGCCTCCGCTGTTCATGTTAGGACTGTATCCACCAAAATCGCCCACTGAATACTGGTAAGCAATAAGGTCGCGTAGATCCGATGCATTCTGCATGTCTAGTAAATCCGCAAAAGCATTAGCACGAGCTGAGGCTGCATCTGCGTATTCTAGGATAGCCGCTATAGATCCGCCTGCTGTCGAAATAGGGGCAATAAAATCTCCTGCTGGAATACCTGAACCTAATGATCCGCTTGTTGGAATGGTTCCTCTGCTCTCGGCATTAGCCTGTGCAAGAAGTCTAAGCATCTCTTGAATCTTTGCCAGTGCTGCATCAAGATTAGTCAGATTGACTAGATCCTTTGGCTTAAGAGTATCGAGGATTGATTTGATGTCTTGCATCTTGACATTCTGCATACTTAATGCGCCAAGCACTCTAAGATCTGCATTAAGTTTAGCTGTAGCAGCAATAATCGCTGCTTCATCTTTAGCAGCAATTGCATCCTCTAAAACAAGAATAGACTGCTTAACATTCAGGCGAGCAGCATCATTAGCAATCTGCAATCTTTGTGTATCAGTTGTGGCTTTACCTAATGCTTCTGCCTGAGAAGTAAGAGCTGCCGCAATCTGAATTTTATCCATGTCAAAAACTTCGTTGCCTTTAAGTAAAGCGCTCTCGCCCTTTGCGATAATAGCCTTAGCCTTATCGGTAGCAAGTTGCTTATTCTTAAGAGCAAGTCTTTCTTTCTCTCGCCTTAGAGAATCTTTTTCTAACTTGGCAAGCAATTCCTCTTGCTTCTTCTGAGTAAGAGTAAGCTTTACTTCTTCCTTCTTCTCAGGAATAACTACATTAACGCCTAACTGCGCTCCGGCAAAGCCTTGAAAAATGTTTCTTGGAAGGTTCTTTAGGTTCTTAATAAGCGTAGGAATTACGCCTATCGTGCGACCTGCTTGGACTGTAACCTTGCTTAAAGCCGTAGCAATGTTTTCAATAACATAAGCCGCATCATTAGCATCTGTTCCGCCACCGACTAGAGCAAAGGCATCAACCAGACCGCCACCAATAATCTCAGATGCATTAGATGTAGCCACGCTAAGGACATCAAACTTGTAGGCGGTAGTATCTAAGTAATCTTCAGCTGCGCCAGCTGATCGCTTAAGAATAACTCCAAGAATCTCATTAAAGGATTTAGATTGTAACTCTGCTCTAGTAAGACCAGTGTTGTACTTAGTCAGACCCTTTGTAATTCCAATGTAGCCTTTGCCAAGATCCTCAGTTACAGTTGCAAGATCCACGCCAGATGCTCGGCTGATTGTAATCGCGTTGTTTAACAATTCTTGAGATTTAGTCAATGAGCCTGTTGTGGTCAATAGCCCCTGAAAGGCTGGACGAAGAATGTCATCTGCAACAGCTGCGGATCGTTCTAGATTAGCAATGTAATCAGCGATGGCTGGATTGGCAAAGCCAATGCCTAGATTCTCTACTGCTCGATTAAGTCGAAGTGCTGCCGCTTCATCTTCTGCAAAAGCTTTGACTGCTGCTTTGCCGTACTGGCTAATCGCTGCTGCGCCAAAGGCTAGACCAAGCGATCCAGCAACTTTCTTTGCTGTGCCATTCAACTTACCTAATGCAGTATCTGCTTGCTTAAATCCCTTGGCATCAAACTTGGATGCAATACTGATTACTTCTTGATAATTCACGCTGCGCTCCTTAGTGAGTTAGCTCTTGAACGCTTAAGCAATTCTTGCTCTGCTGTTGTAATAGCCTTATTGACTATACCTTCAGCTCTGCCCTTATCAAGTGACCATGCCTTAAAGATTAAGCGACCGCGACCCTTTAGGCTACCGCTAAGGGGTGGCAGCGCAGCAATAAACTGTTCTCCAGCTTGAGGATTGCGAGAATGTGAGAACTTTTTACCTGCTGGGCCTTTAGGCCCAACCCAAGGCTGACCCTGTGGCCCATTGCGACCCGCAGATTCATAGATCGCGCCAGCTCGTGAGTCGTTAAACACTCTAGCCATTGTGCTAAAGCCTTGTCGATTTGGTTTCGATGTTGTTGTTGTATAACCTATTTTGGCTTTAATCGTTGTTGCATTAAAGATAGGAAATGTGCCTTCACTAAACGAACGACCAGCCCAGTTACTTAAAGGCGACTGCGATGGAACAAAGCCTTTAGCTGCTTTAGCAACTGGAGCAAGTCCTCGCTTCATTTCCACTTTTAAGGACTTCTCCAAATCGGGAGCGAATCTTCGTAATGCTTTGCGAAGGTCAGCGTTTCCGCGTAGCTCGATTTGCATCGCTGACCTCTTTCGCTTCGTCTTTAAGCCCTTGCACTAATGCATCGAGCATGGTCTTATCTAGATCTAACAATTGCTGTGGCGCGATTCCCAACCTAATGCTTAGCCTAGCGATTAGATAGGTGAATGGAAGATCGCGCTTTAAGCTAAAGGGTCTGAGTCTAATACCTCAACACTCTTAAGTGTCTCGATAAACTCAATCCCGAAAGGCTTAACAGTTTCACCTGACCTGCGTGTTACTTCCCATGCTAACCAATAGACATCGCTCTGCTTTTCTTCATCGCGGAACGCCTTATGG